TATTCATGGGCACTAATTGATGGCATGTCTAAGTATGCAGCTGCAAAACCCTGCGTAAAACAGTATTTGGTTGGACATGTAAGAACTCAATTCCGACAAGTAGAATCTAGTAATTGGGCAACTGCTATGTTGTTACCTGTTGAGAGATTTGTCGGTGCATCTAAACAAGAAATCTGGGCAGACTCCAGAAAAATAATTAGGAAGAATTAAAATGGCACTTAATTTACCATTTTTAACAAAAGACACCCCTAGAGGTGACGCTAAACCTAGAAGCATAAATGATTTTATTTCTCAGGTTAAATCTGGAGCGATGGCGAGACAAAATCGTTTCGTTGTTTTGTTTACTCCACCATCTGGCGTAAATCCACAAGCATTACAGAAAGTTCTTTTGTTTTGTGACACAGTGCAACTTCCTGGAATAAATTTCTCTACAATTCAAAACAGAACATATGGTGAATTTCGTGAAGTTCCATATGAGAAATTATATGACAATGTAAACATGACTTTCTATGTTGACAACGATTTAAAGGTTAAAGATTTATTCGATCGTTGGATTGATCAAATTCAAAATCCAACTACAAGAAATTTTAATTACTACAATAACTACATTAGTAATATGGTTATTGAAGTTCAAGACATCAACGACAATACTCGTTATGAAATGACTCTATGGGAATGCTATCCAAAGAACATTGGTTCAATTACTCTAGATCAAGCATCAAAAGAGATTATGAAACTTCCAGTTACCATTCAATACAAATATTGGACAGCAACTGCAGTAACTCCATTAAAAGATGGCGAGAAAGTTCCAACAAGTTGGTTTGATAAACTAACAAAGAACTTTACTGGATTCCAAGAAACATTAAACAAAACTATCGGTACTCAAGCAGGTAATTTCCTAACAGGTTCTGCTCTTACATATGGTGTAACTAAACTTCCTGGACTATTAAAATTCTAATGAATAATTGGCTAAAAAGTATGTTGTCAGATGGTGTTAATGGCTCTGTTTCGAGCAAAAGAGTTATAACTGTCTTGGCATTTCTAATATGTGCATTCGTAATGATAATGGATGTGTTTGGATATAAAGGAACACCTGCATTATTTGAGTCGATGATATATATTGTTATAGCTGGGCTAGGGTTTACTGCATCAGAAAAGTTTGCTAAGAAGGATTAAATAATGTATCAATATAAATGTAAAATTAATAAAGTCCTTGATGGTGATACTGTTGATATTGATTTGGATTTAGGATTCAATATAATTTTAGTAAACCAACGAGTTCGCATGGCAGGAGTTGACACACCTGAATCAAGAACTGCTAATAAAGAAGAAAAGGTTAGAGGTCTTTTATCTAAGAAGAAACTAGCTGAAAAACTTCCTGTTGGGTCATGGCAAGTTATTGAAACACAAAAGTCTGATAATAACGATGATAAGTTTGGTAGAATTCTTGGGGTTTTTCTTCTTGAAGATGGAACAAGAGTTAATGACTGGTTAATAAAGAATAACTATGCTGTTCCATACAAAGGTGAAAATAAAGAATTAACACAGGCAGAACATCAGGCTAACAAAAAGATTTTAATGGAGCGTGGCGAATTATAATGAAAATTGATGACTCGTTATCTGAAGTTTTTGAAGTGAAGACTATGACACCTACTGAAGTGATTGACAAAGATGGTGTAATTGTATCGCATTCAAATAATAAAATTGAAGATGATTATGAAGTAACTCGCAACAATCTTCGTATCCTTTTACAACAGGGACAAGAGGCACTACAAAAGTCTTTGGATGTGGCTATGCAATCAGAGCATCCTCGTGCTTTTGAAGTTGTTGGAAATCTAATGAAACAGTTGGCAGACATAAACCAGCAATTATTAGATTTACATCAACAGAAACAAAAACTAGATGAACCATCTAAGGCAGAAAAAGCCAAACAGGTTACAAACAATGCTATCTTTGTAGGTAGCACTGCTGAATTGAATAAGTTAATTAAGAATATGGCTAAAGGAGAATAATATGGCATTACCGATGATGAGTGCACCGACCTATACAATGGTCGTACCCTCGAGTGGAGTGAGTGTGAAGTTTAGACCTTTCCTTGTAAAAGAGGAAAAGGCATTACTAATCGCACAACAGAGTGAAGATATTGGTGTTATGATTCAAACCCTAAAGGGAATCATTAACACTTGTGTATTGGATAAACTTGATGTTGATAAACTAGCGACATTTGATCTTGAGTATATGTTTACTCAGATTAGAGCAAAGTCTGTTGGTGAGATTATCGAGTTAATATTCCCATGTGATATCGACCATGGAGAAGATAACGAAAAGGCTAGAGTTAAAGTTTCTATTGATTTAACTACATTGAGTGTAGAAAAAGATCCAAATCATAACAATAAGATTAATCTTTTTGGTGATGTCGGAGTCGTTATGAAATATCCAACTATGGATGTTATGAAACGATTAGAAAATCTTGATACAGATGACTTAGATAAAGTGTTTAGTGTAGTTGCAGATTCTATCGACTACATCTATCAAGGTGAAGAGATTTTCTACGGTAAAGAACAGAAACACGAAGAGTTGTTACAGTTTTTAAATAATCTAACCTCTGAACAGTTTGTTAAGGTTCAACAATTCTTTGCTACAATGCCAAGAATTAAAAAGGAAATAGAATACACTTGCCCTGTATGCCAAAAGCACCACAGGAAGATGCTGGAGGGCATGCAAAGTTTTTTTTAATTAACCTTTGTCATGAAACATTGGCGAACTACTATAAAATGAATTTCGCTCTGATGCAGTACCACAAATACTCGCTAACGGAACTTGAGGAAATGATTCCGTTTGAAAGAGAAGTGTATGTTTATATGTTGATTGAGTATCTAGAAGAAGAAAAGAAAAGAATAGAATCCAGAAAAAGGATGTAATAGATGGCAAAACGACAAAGTAAAAGTAAACCACCAGTAGTTAATGTTTCTCAAACAGTATCAACTACGGTTAATGCGTGGGACAGCACAGCCTTCGCTAAGTTACTTGACGAACAAGCACAAGCCAATGAAACTGCTATCAAAGCATTAGAATCAACTATGGCTGTTGCTGGCGCAAACCAACAACAATTAGCAGAACAAATTTCTCAATCTACAATGATGAAAGACATCCGTGATGTCTTAATGCAACAATTAAATGATAAAAAGATCACTGAAGAGACTGAAAAACTTAAAAAGATAGAAGAACGCAAAGCACAACAACTTCAGAATCATATTAATAGACAAATTGAATTAACAAAACAAAACGCTGAAGCCACTGAGAAACTAAATCGTGTTCGTGCAGAAGAATCCAAAGCGATTGCTAATCTTGCGCAGGGCATGCAAACATTTAAGACTATTGGCGAAAGATTTGCCGATATGAAAAAAGGTCTTGGTGAAAAGTTAAGTCTTCGTGGTATGATGAAGTCAGTTAATGTTGGTGGTATCTTTAATAAGTCTATCGCTCGTGAAGATTTTATTAAACAACAGAAAGCCATCGACCCTACTAAAACTCGTAAAGAATTAACAGAAAATTTTAAAGGTGCTCAGACAGCATCTAAAAACATCAAGAGAAATGAAGCAGAACTTGAAGAGTTTAAAAAGACTACTGGTCTTTCTGATGCTGATGTAGCCAAAACTGCAAAGGGTAAAGAACTATTATCTAAAAGAGAAAACCTTGCTTCAGAATACTCAAAGTTTGATGTAAGATCTAATCTTACTAAAGGTGAAGAGGAAAAGACACCTACTGCTGCATTCGCTTCTGCTGGTGAACAACAAGAAGCTGCAAATGAACAACTAAAAGTTCAAGGTGCGCAGGCAGATCTCCTAACAAAGATAGAAGAAAATACTCGTCCAGGTGGTAAAGCAACTGCTGCTGCAGCAAGTAGTGATAGCGGTGGAGGTGGTGGAATTCTTGGTGGAATCGGTGTTGGTCTTGCTGCACTAGGTAAAGGTTTACAAGCATTAGGTACTGGTGCTGGTAAAGGAATTCAATTGTTCCTTCGTGGATTAGCCAGTGGTCTTGCTTCATTAGCAAACCCAGCTACACTAATTGGTCTTGGTGCTGTTACACTAGCGATAATGGGTATTGGTAAGGCACTTGAAATGGCTGCACCATTTATGGAAGCATTTGCTCCAGTCTTAATGAAAGTTGTTGAAACAATTCAAACTGTATTTGTTGCAGCTATTGAAAAGATTCCAGAAACTATCAGAGCAATCGGTGAAGTCATCATGGGAGTTATCGGTGCGATTTCTGATTCTATCGTAGCAGTGATTGATGCTATCACAAGTAGTATAGAAAGACTAGCAGCAATTGATGGATCAAATCTACTTCAAGTCGGTGCTGGATTAGTGGCAGTTGCTGCAGGTATGGCTGCATTTGGTGCTGGCTCTGCCGTTGCTGGTGTTGGTAATCTAGTTGGAGGATTGCTCGGTGCAGTAACTCCAGGTGGATCTGCTGTTGATCAAATTATGAAACTTGGTGAGAGTGGTCCAAATATTGAGAAAGCAGGTATCGGTGTAGAAAAACTAGCATCAGGATTAAGAGCATTCTCTGCCATAGACACTGATAAGATTAAAGCGATTGCTGCATTACCTACTGATAAAATTGCAGCGATGGGTGCTGCAATGGGTGCAGCTGGATTAGTGAATAGTAAGTCTGCTGAGAATCGTGCAGCAGAAGGACAATCTGGTGGAGGTGGTGGCAATACTTCTGTTGTTGCTCCAACGATTAATAATACAACTCGTCAAACACAACTAATTAAACCACCAGTAAGAAATCAAGAGTCATCTCTTAGTTCTTGGCAACGAAGTAAATACGCATAAAAAAGGGATCGTAAAGATCCCTTTTCAATTTCTACTCTAAAGATTAATCTTCTTTAGCAATCTTTTCGAAGTAAGACATAACATCATCGTCATCATCGTTAATCTCAGGCATCTTTGGTGCTGGCTTTGAAGCCACCTTTGGTGCAGATGCTACTGGACGATCTTCTTGTTCAGCGATCTCTGCAGCAGACTTGCTTGCAAAAGAATCACCAGACAAGACTTCATTGAGTTTCTTTTTCAACTCATCATAAGACTTGAAGTTTTTACGATCTGTAAACTCAGACAACTTGTGTTGTGCGTTTACGATAGCCAATAGTTTTTCTTCATTATCAGAAACTGCTACTGGTTCGCTGAAACCTGACTCATCATAGTTTGCGTATCCATCTTTCTTACGCATACGCATTTTGAAGTTAGCACCTTCCCACAAATCAAAGACATTAACTGGCTTCTCGTCTTCGAAAGTTGGACGAGCCTTGTCCATAATCTTATCAAAGATTTTCTTGCCGAATTTAAACAAGAATACCTTACCCTCATTTTCAGGATGCTTTGGATCTGATACAATCAGAACATTGGCAATGAAAGATAGTTTACGCTTTTGTTTGCGAGCAATTTCTTTGTTGGCTTCAGAACCAGAGTTCCAAAGAGTGGTGTTTAATTCACCAACAGGATCGTTCTCACCAAGAGTGGTTAGTGAGTTTTCGATATACCACTTACCAGTTGGACCTTGGAAGCCATGAGAAAAGATTCGAACCCATGGGAGTTCATCACCTTCTACTCGTGGAAGAAAGCGAAGTGTGGCTGTGCCATTACCTGCTTTGTCACCTTCCAATCGCCAAAAGCGATCGTCAGCATATGACTTTGTTTCTGTTTGGGGATTTGCGATCTTCTCAAATTCACCAGCGATTTTGCTGAAGTCTTGAGAACGCATTTTACGGAGTGCTTGAATATCCATCGTATTTTCCTTTGTATAAATGTATTACGGATTATTGTTTTGTATATGTTGAATGTCGATTTCATCAGTCATTTCAATATCATCATCAAAGATGTCATCATCTAAATCAATATCTTCATCAACATAACTATTTAGCGTTTTCATACCTCCACTCTTTTTATTGTTAGAGTGTTTGGCATGTTTTCCAGATCGCCCACTGGCATTCTCATCATCGTAACGATGAGGTTGTTTCTTATAAGTCTTACCCATGATTTATTCTGCAAGTTCTTCTTTGAAGGCACTAAAGATTTTCTCTATCTTAATCTTATCGTATTTCACGAATCCAGTCAACTTTTTAATTCTACGCATCTCATTATCCCAGATGTATTTTACAGATTGATTCTGATTCCATTTTTCAATGATTCCTGAAAAGTCGTCTATGATTCTTAAAGTTTCTATTGCAATTTTACCACCAACAAACATCTTCAATGCTACAGGATATTCGTTTTCGGTAAACTCAAATATTGCAGAGTGTTTTAATCGGTTTGTTTCTATGTGTGTGAGTAGTGTTGCCAAATCGTCCACAAAGATCTTTGTGATACTTTGCTTTCGTTTGTTCCATTGCATGAAGTTATCTTCTGCTTCCTGACCAGCATAGATTGCAGTATCATTTCCATATGCAAAATTGGAAACAAAGAACTGAATAATCTCTTTATCATCAGAATGCTTCTGTGCTAACTTCTCAAATATGTATCTGTCATTCCTAGCGTTAAATGCTTCACGAGTACCTTTAACATTTCCTCTGTTTTGGAAGACATCAAATTTGTCAGTGGTGAAGTGAAGTTTAATTGCTAGGTAATAACGATATGCTTTATAGCCGTCCACTTTGTTTTGCTCTTAATTTTCTACAATCTTCTTTTACACCAACAGGAATGTCTGGATGCCATTCTGCCATGCCACAATCGTATTTAATAGTTCTGGAGTTAAGATTCTCAGTTGTATAA